CTTTCTGATTGGGATTCCTGCGGCAGACGCTTTTTTTGTCCACATCCGGCCGGCTTGCTTCTTTACTGCCAGTTTCAATGGTCTGCATCTGTGCCGGTTGTGAGCCTGAAGCGATTCTATCCGTCTCGCTCCAAAATGCCCACCCGTTGCAAGCCTGCCCGGTTACGGCGCTTCCAGCCGCGGAGATGCTTTTGAATACAGCGCCATCGTCGACCTGGAAGCAAAGCTTGCCGTCATGTTCTACCACCTCGCAGGTGTGCTCCATCTTGTGGTACTTGCCGATCAACACCATCCCGGGTTTGATCTCGCGATTGCTAATTGCCATTTGATACCTCCTACTTTTAAGTTACTCACATTCATCACTCTGGGAGCAGAGGAAGTCAATAGGTTTGCTCAGTAAATTGAAGGATAGCTAATGAAAGGACGTAAGCCTCGCCCCACCAAGATCAAGATACTGGAGGGCGAGAAGAATAAAAACCGTATAAATCGTCGTGAGCCAAAGCCGCACCCTGGCCGGCCCACCTGCCCGGACCATCTCAGTCCGGCCGCTAAGTCCGAGTGGAAGCGCATCGTGCCCCAGCTTGAGGATATGGGCCTGCTGAGCAAGATAGACCGCACCGAGCTGGCATTCTACTGCCAGGCCTATGCCAGGTGGAAGAAGGCCGAGGCTGTGCTCAATGAAAAGGGCGAGCTGTATAAGACGCAGAGCGGCAACGTGATCATCTCACCGATGCTGTGGGTGGCCAACAGAGCCATGGAGCAGTGCCACAAGTTTCTGATCGAGTTCGGCATGACCCCCGCCAGCCGTGGGAGAATCAGCGTTAGCAGGCCAGGTGAAGATGACGGCTGGAATAAACTGCTCGATTTCTGCAAAGAAACGACAAATGCGCAATGAGAAAGAATTTCAGCGAAGCACGCGCACGGAGGGCTGTCGAATTTATCCAGAAGCTCAGACACACCAAGGGCCAGTGGGCCGGACAGAACTTCATCCTGCAGGACTGGCAGCGCGAGAAGATCATACGCCCCTTGTTCGGCACCGTGAATCCGGACGGCAGCCGCCAGTACCGTACCTGTTATGTGGAGCTGCCGCGCAAGAATGGCAAGACGACTGTCGCCTCTGCTATCGCGCTCTACTTGCTCTATGCCGACAGCGAGGCAGGCTGCGAAATCTACAGTGCAGCCAACGACAGGCCCCAGGCCGCCCTGGTTTTCAACGAGGCGGCGGCCATGGTACGCCAGGAGCCCAACCTGTTTAATATCTCTAAAATCGTCGATAGCCAGAAGCGCATCGTCTATCGCAGGTACAACTCCTTCTACAGCGCCATCTCGGCTGAGGCCTTCACCAAGTGGGGCATCAATGCGCACGGGATTATTTACGATGAATTGCACGCTGCGCCCGACCGCGATCTATGGGACACCCTGACGACCTCAACTGGCTCACGGCGCCAGCCTTTAACGCTGGTGATCACCACGGCGGGATATGACCGCAATTCGATCTGCTGGGAGCAGCATAATTACGCCCTTAAGGTGCAGAACGGCATCATCGAGGATCCCACCTTCCTGCCGGTGATCTTTTCCGCTCCCGAGGATGCGGACTGGAAAGCCGAGAAGGTCTGGGCGTCATGCAATCCGGCGCTAGGTAGCTTCCGCAGCATCGACGAGATGCGAACACTCTGCAACAAGGCGCAGGAGACGCCGGCCCTGGAGATGGCCTTCAGGCGGCTGTACCTAAATCAGTGGGTCAACTCCGTGGAAAGGTGGCTGCCCATGGACGCCTGGGACGCCTGCAACGATGCCGTCGATGTTGAGAAACTCAACGGACGCACCTGTTACGCCGGCCTCGACCTGTCAAGCACTACTGACCTCACTGCCCTGGCGCTGGTTTTCATTGGTGATGATGGCTATCTTGACGTGCTGATGCACTTCTGGATACCGGGCGATACCGCAGTGGACAAAGAAAAACGGGACCGGGTGCCCTATCGTGTCTGGGCCAAAGAGGGGTTAATAACTCTTACACCAGGCAACGTTATCGATTACCAGTACATCCGCCACACCTTGCACGAGCTGAGAGAGAAATACGACATTGCCGAGATCGCCTTTGACCGCTGGGGAGCGACCAAATTGAGCCAGGATTTAACCGACGATGGCTTCCTTATGGTCCCATTTGGACAGGGCTTCGCTTCCATGAGCGCCCCTACCAAGGAACTGATGAACCTGGTATTGAGCAGGAAGATCAGGCACGGCGGGCATCCTGTGCTGAGATGGAACTGCGATAACCTGGTCGTGCGCATGGATCCCGCTGGCAACCTCAAGCCTGACAAGGAGAAATCGACCCAGAAGATAGACGGCATGGTGGCATTGATCATGTCCATCGACCGAGCAAGCCGGCACAGCAACCTGATCGAGACATCGATGTATGAAACGCAGGGACTGACAGTTATATGAAGATACCGTTTTTAAAGAAGCTGCTCGGTAAATCAGTTGGCAACTCCCTTAATAGGGTGGATGACCCGCTTAACCTCTACTGGCGCAGGAGCAACACCGGCGCCAGTGTTACAGAAACCACCGCGCTTTCGGTTGTAACGGTTTACGCCTGCGTGCGCATCTTATCTGAAACACTGGCGTCCCTGCCGCTGCATATGTACAAGAGGTTGGAACGAGGCAAACAAAGGGCAATTGAACATCCTCTTTTCCAGATACTGCACGATATACCCAATCCAGAGATGAACAGCTTTACCTTCCGCGAGACTTTGATGGCGCATCTGGTTACCTGGGGCAACGCCTATGCCGAGATTGAATGGGACAACTACACAAAAGTTAAGGCGCTCTGGCCATTACGGCCGGATAGGATGCAGGTTTGGAGAGAGAACGACCAGATTATTTACAAATATTACTTACCGAACAGTGCAGCAATGGTAACCCTGCCTGCATACCGCGTCTGGCATATCCCTGGGTTGGGCTTTGACGGGCTTGTCGGCTATCCTCCCATCACACTGGCACGTGAAGCCATCGGTTTATCGCTGGCCACGGAGGAGTTCGGCGCCAGGTTCTTTGGCAACGGCGCGGCTCCGGGCGGTGTTCTTGAGCACCCGGCCAAGCTCTCCAAGGAAGCACAGGACAACCTGCGTAAATCCTGGAACGAGATGCACTCCGGCTTGTCCAACCAGCACCGGCTGGCCATCCTGGAAGAGGGTATGAAGTGGAGCAAGATCGGCATACCGCCGGACGATGCTCAGTTCCTGGAGACCCGCAAGTTCCAGCGTAACGAGATAGCCTCATTCTTTCACATACCGCCCCACATGATCGGAGACCTTGACCGAGCCACCTTCTCCAACATAGAGGAGCAGGCACTGGAATTCGTGGTCTACACCATGCGTCCCTGGCTGGTCCGCTGGGAGCAGTCGATCAACCAGAAGCTGCTCAACCCTGATGAGAGGGCAGACTATTTTGCCGAATTCTTAGTCGATGGATTACTCAGAGGGAATATTCAGGCACGCTATCAGGCTTATGCCACGGGCCGTCAATGGGGATGGTTGTCGGCAAATGATATCAGAGAGTTGGAAAACCAGAACCCTCTGCCTAGTAATGAAGGCGATATTTATTTAAACCCTTTAAATATGGTGCCGGCTTTGCAATTATTAAGAACAAACGAACAAAAGGAGTATAAGTGACCCTGCTAGGCTGAAAATGGATCAATTGATACGGAATCGAAACACACCACAAAAGTTGGCTCTCAGGTTCAATATGTTCGCTACCAAGTGCATTTTCTATTTTGTGGTGTAGTGACCAGCATATCATAACTAACGATATGTTGGAAGCACTACACTAGAACGCAAAATCCTCTACTAGAACTTCACATTTATTGACTGCTCATCTATAATGTTTTTGTTCGAAATAATAAAGGCAGATGGAAAGGAAGAGGTTTTAATGCAGCACTGGTATCAGTGTCCTTATTGCGGTAACAATGTAGCCTATGGTCAGCCGGGATGTTCCCGTTGTGGCAATAAATTACAGTGGCAACAACCACAACCACCACCACAACCAGTACAGCCTTCACACTATCAGTCAACACCACAGTACCAGCAGCAGTATCAAAAGCCAGACCAAGCTCCTCAACAATTCCAACAACATCCTCCTCGGTTTCCGCAAGAACCCGAAAAACCAAAGTCAAACACAGGGAAAATTGTATTTGGCATTATTGCAGGTGGATTACTTCTATGTATAGGTTCTTGCGCCATTTGTATAAACTCCGGTTCGAAATCGTCCACGTCTAACCCATCTCAAACTCCAACTACGTCCAGTCCAAATGTTCCTAAGACTCCGACAGCCCAGGCAATTCAAGTGAGTGCTGGCGCTTTATACAAAGCCTATGAAGCTAACCAAGTGGCAGCTGATGTGCAATACGAAGGTAAAATCCTATTGGTCACTGGCGTCGTTAGTTCAATTGGTAAAGATATATTGAGCAACCCCTATGTTGTTATCGGCGATGGTGGGAAATATTCACTCGTGGGAGTGCAGTGTTTCTTTGACAAAGGAGCTGAGTCAGAATTAGCCAAATTGTCCAAGGGGCAAACTGTGACAATACAAGGCAAACAGAGCGGTTATTTTATGAATGTTACTTTATCAGGATGTTCGCTCAAATAACTTCGCAGATAACCGTCATGATAATTATTCGACCGTAGTGAAGATATGCCAGAGGAAGTGGTCATGATAGACAGGGGGTTTTAATGCAGCACTGGTATCAGTGTCCTTATTGCGGTAACAATGTAGCCTATGGTCAGCCGGGATGTTCCCGTTGTGGCAATGGATTACAGTGGCAACAACCACAGCCACCACCTCCAACTTCACAGTATCAGTCACCACCACAGTATCAACAGCAGTTTCAGCAACCGCAGTTTCAGCAACCATTCCAAGCTCCGCAACAACAGACATATCAAAATCATATAAAAACCAGAGGAAACAGTGGTCTTAAAATAGCTGCGTTAATATTAGGCATTATAGGTGGACTTGCCGGTTTTATGGGAGCAATCTTTGCATTAGTCGTTGGTGGGATAGGAAGCGCTTTTAAAGCCAGTGGCGCAGAAACTGTAGTGGGGTTGGGCTGGGCAGCTATTCCAATTTCGCTTGTTGGAATAATTGGAGGAGCGATGGCTATGGCAAAGCCTAAAATAGCAGGCATCATTATGCTTCTAAGTGGAATAGCCGGATTCATTGCCATCTCAGGGGGTTATCTTTTGGGAGGTCCACTGTTAATAGTGGGAGGCGTCCTCGCACTAGTAGCCTCTAGAAAATGATCTATGCTGTCTATTAACTGCTTTGTTATTCGTTCTTGTCCGACAATCGTTGTTAACATCTAGATACTGCTTCCTAAATGGCCAGATTAGGTCTATGCGTAATGCTCGCTCTTTAGGGTGACTTTCTTGCATTTTGGGCACCTCAAGATCTCAACTTCATCACCCTGAAGTATCATGCGGCTACTACCACAGGAAGGACATTTTGGGGTTGTCCCATCTTTGTAATCATCCTTGGGTTCCCAACGGCCACTCCATACCAGCGACGGTATGTCCTCGGGATGCATAAACTCCACTATTCTGACTACACTGTTAGTGGCACAATCGGTGCATTACATATTTGCGCTAAGCCCGAATATATTGGCACTGTCAATATCAACCGGATGCATCAATTGGACAAAGTCACCTTTCTCATTGCGAGAGAATTCATTAGGGCCATCTGTATAAACAGTATGGTCGCAGACATCACATTTGTGTAAATAAAGGTCAGCCATATCTTATAAACATACCACGAAGGCGCTCGATGTGAGCGCCTTTTTTATTGGAGGCCACATGGAACACAAATCGATAAAAATACAGTTCAAAGAGGCACAGGAAGGGGCTTTTACCGCGCAGATTGCCACGCTCAACGTGGTTGACAGCGACGGCGACCTCACTAAATCCGGCGCCTTCCCTACCGGTAAGGAACTCCTCATCTCTGCCTATCAGCACGGCTCATGGCAAGGCGCCCTCCCTGTGGGCAAGGCCGTGATCAGGGAGATCGGCGATGCCGTGATCGCGGAAGGCCAGTTCAATCTTAATTCCGCTTCCGGCCGTGAGCACTATGAGGCGGTCAAATTCACCGGCAGCCTGCAGGAATGGAGCTACGGCTTCTGGCCGGTCAAATGGAACATGGAGGAGATCGACGGCAAACAGGTGAGGATCCTGGAATCTGTCGACCCTGTTGAGATATCGCCAGTATTAAAGGGTGCCGGCGTAGGAACGGCTACCCTGGCTATCAAAGAAGACGACGGTGCTCCCTTCGCTCAGCATTTCGAGACGGCGCTTGCTGCTGTCGTTGGAGTGGTTGAGCGCTCAAAATCGCTTGCCGATCTTAGGCGCAAGGAAGGCCGCACCTTATCCCAGGCTAACCGCAATCGGATTAAAGACCTGCAGTCTCAGTTAAATACCCTGTCTGCCGAATTGCAGACGCTACTGGACGAGACTGATACGGCCAGCAAATCCGTGGTCGGCAGCCTGTACCTGGCATTTTCCAGGACATTACGCAATCTGAATTAAACGGAGGTCAACAATTGAACCTTAAAGAACTTAATGAGGCTATTGTAGCCAAATCCAAAGTCCTCCACGATATATTCGAGGAGGCTGGACCGGACATGGATATGTCCAAGGTCAAATCCTTGAGCGGTGACACAGCTGCCAAGGTCGATGCCATCAAGGCCATGAATGCCGAACTGGACGACCTGGGCAAGAAGCGCGACCAGGCCAATCAGCTAATTGAGAGCCGCAAACGCGCCGACGAGATGGCCAACGCACAGCCGGTACCCAAGGCCGACCCTTCACCAGCAGCCCGCAAATCCCTGGGCGAGATGGTCATGGAGAGCGCGGCCCTTAAAAGCAAGGGCCAGACATCCAGCCTGGACGTAGACATCAAAACCCTGTTTGAGCGCACAGCCGGCTTCGCTCCGGAGAGCGTGCGCATCCCCAGGGTGGAGCAGTACGCGGTGCGGCCGTTGATGGTCGCTGACCTGCTGCCTGTGCTGCCCACCTCCCAGGCTGCCATCAAGTACATGGAGGAGACCACCTTCACCAACAACGCCGCTGAGACTGCTGAGGCTGGGACATATGGCGAGGCAGCGCTGGCCTTCACCGAGCGCAGCGTACCGGTCGAGAAGATCGCCGTCTGGCTGCCCGTAACCGATGAGCAGCTGGAGGACGTACCCAGCATGGCCGCCTACATCAACAACCGGCTGGCCTACATGCTGGAGGCCAGGCTCGATTCCCAGATACTCAACGGCAACGGCACACCACCCAACCTGATGGGCACACTAAATGTGTCCGGCATACAGACCCAGGCCAAGGGCGCCGACCCGACGCCGGATGCCTTCTACAAGGCCTTCACACTGGTCCGCACCGTTGGCTTCGCCGAACCCGGCGTCGTTTTCATGAACCCGGCTGACTGGCAGGACATACGCCTGCTCAGGACTTCCGACGGTATCTACATCTTCGGCAGCCCGCTGGACCCAGGCATCGAAAGGATGTGGGGCATCCGCGTCGTGCTGTCCATGGCCGTGGTGGCCAATACCGGCATCGTGGGAGCCTACGGCCAGTATTCCGCCCTTTACATGCGGCGCGGGCTGGATATCAAGATCTCCGACAGCCATGACACCTACTTCATCGCCGGCAAGC